AAGAAAATCGAAGACGCACAGCGTGCGGCCATTCTTCAGGACAAGGTTGCCTTGCTTCAGGGGGACCTGGCGAAAATCAATCCGCCGAAGCCTGTGGAAAATGGCAATGGCACCGGAGGTGATAAACCCAAAGACAACAAACCGCTCACAGACAGCAATACCGGTACACTACGCAGACTCAGCAAAATTGCTGATAACACAGGTAAGCTGGTTGATGAGACGAAAAAACGCATTGGCCCCGGCGATATTGTCTTTAAGAACCTGCCCCGCGCACTTGCTGTTCGTGGGGAGTGGCAGGAGCGGAAGATTGCGCAGGTCGGTAAGCCTGCCCCCGCAATTAATATCACCCCCGTGGTCCCGGCTCCGCTGCCTCCGGCGCTGGTCCCTGTTGTTGCGGCCAGCTCCCGCCCGGTGGCGGAGGCCATACGATCTCCAGTGGCATCAGTTCCTGTAACTTCCCGTAACCGGGAGCCTGTTGCCTCCGGATTTGGTGGTGAAATTCATGTTCATCTGCATAACGTTGTTACGCAGAATCCCCGCGAACTGGCGAAACTGGTCGGTGAAATGGTCAGGGCAGAAACGGAACGGCGCGCCCGTGCCGGGCGTGGCAGTTTTTACGATAAAGATTGAGGAGTCATGGCCATGATGATGATCTACGGCATGTTTGTTTTTGAGCTGCGCACACTGCCGCATCAGCAGTTACAGCAAAACAAAAGCTGGCGGCATGTGAAAAATGAGCGCGTAAACCGCTCAGCAAGCTGGCAGTATATCGGTGCAGGTGATGATCGCATCGTGCTTTCTGGCGTGCTTTATCCTGAAATTACAGGTGGCGAAGTGTCGCTTTCGCTGCTGACCACGCAGGCATATACAGGACGCCCCTGGCCTCTGATTGATGGTGTCGGGCAGATTTACGGCATGTATGTACTGACTGAAACGAATACGACCCGCTCCGAGTTTGATCGCTACGGTAAGGCGAAAAAGATAGAATTTTCACTGACTCTTGAACGCTGTGATGAGGATTTGCGGGAGCGCCTGCAATCCTCATCGTTCAGTGATATGCTGTCCGGCTTCAAAGATAAGGTCACATCATCCCTTAACAGCGCGGCCAGCTCCGTTAAAGGGCTGTTTTGATTAACGCAAAACCGCTAATGGTCAGATTAGCGGTTTTCATTTTCCTGAGTCTGCCTGGTTGTTTCTTCAGCCTGTATATCGCCTACAGGGTGATAACGATAAATCGTCGATATGCCGATGTCGTAAATGATCGCCAGTTGTTTCCTGTCATGACCGTTTTTAATCAGCCTCGCTATTTGCTCGTGTTGTTCTTTTGTCAACTTCGGGCGACGTCCGCCAATGCGTCCTTGTGCGCGTGCTGCTGCCAGCCCGGCCAGTGTACGCTCTACAATTAATTCACGTTCCATTTCGGCTAAAGCCCCCATGACGTGAAAAAAGAAACGCCCCATGGGTGTTGATGTGTCAATGCTGTCCGTCAGACTACGGAAATTAACACCTTTTTTCCGCAATTCCTCAATAAGCGTGATCAGGTGTTTCATACTTCTGCCCAGTCTGTCCAGCTTCCAGACAACCAGCGTATCTCCTTCTGATAGCGTTCTGAGCAGTTTTTTCAATCCCGGTCTGGCTGATTTCGTTCCGCTGATTTTATCTTCAAAAATCAGTTCACATCCTGCGCAGTTCAGTGCATTGCGTTGTAAATCCGTGTTCTGGTCATTTGTTGACACACGAATATAGCCAATTTGCATAAAAAACATCCTTTTTGTTTCGTGAAAAATACATAGTTGGTATAGGTAGGGATAAAGACGAAAACGTTGGTTTGGGGGAAGGCTCTGCGCTGCCCGTTGGTGTGCCCGTTCCATGGCCCTCAGCCACGCTGCCAACGGGGTGGCTGAAATGTAACGGCGCAGCATTTTCTTCTGAAATGTACCCCAATCTGGCAAAGGCCTACCCCACCAATAAATTACCGGATTTACGGGGCGAATTTATTCGCGGCTGGGATGACGGACGGGGCGTTGATAATGGGCGCAACCTACTGTCTGCACAGTCTGACGCTATTCAGAATATAGTTGGCACTTTTGGGCGTACTCAGCTTTTTAAAGATGCGCTTAATTCAGGACCATTTAGTCAAACTGACTCTATATTATCAGTAGGCTTACAACCAACTGAGATCATTGAAGGATATGGTGCTTCTGTATGGACATTCGACGCCTCTCGCTCAGTTCGCACAGCATCTGAAACACGCCCCCATAACATTGCGTTTAATTACATCGTAAGGGCAGCATGAAAACGTTGGTTTAGGAGAAGGCTCTGCACTGCCCGTTGGTGTGCCCGTTCCGTGGCCCTTAGCAACACCACCAACGGGCTGGCTGAAATGTAACGGTGCAGCATTTTCTTCTGAAATGTACCCCAATCTGGCAAAAGCCTACCCCACCAATAAATTACCGGATTTACGGGGCGAATTTATTCGTGGCTGGGATGATGGGCGAGGAATTGATGCAGCACGCGCTTTATTGAGCATTCAAACCGGGATGTTGGAAAAACACCGCCATATTGTTGTAGCTAACGATGGATATGACACAAAGGATGAATGGGAGTTGGCCACGATTTTCAAAAAAACATATACACAAGGCAGGGGGCTTGATGCCACAAATACAGGAGGGAGTTTGATTCCATCACCAACGCTTCATTCACGAGGAAGTATTGGTAACACAGGTGGTAGTGAAACCCGCCCCCGCAATATTGCATTTAACTATATCGTGAGGGCGGCTTAGTTATATTCAACTGGCTGATGCCAGTGGTATTCCCGGCAAGTTGATATCTGGTGCCATGTTTATATCCATTGCGTTCAGCGCGTCTATATAATCCAGCACGGCATTAAGCCGGGTGGTTTCTGCCTGCGTCAACTTCCGCCCGGCCCGCAACTTCAACTGAATCAGACTTATGGAATCCATTGCCGCATCAGCCAGTGACTGGCGCTTGGTTTCTGCCGCTTCTACTGCGGCACTATGTTGTGCCTCAGTATCTGTCACCCATTTTTCACCATCCCATTTATCGTATGGTGTTGACGGGGAGATAGTGGTTGTATTTTTCGGGTAGTCACCTAGCGTCGTGATTTCTTCGGTGTTTCCCGTGTCAGTGTTATAGACGGTTTCACCACGATGATCTGGCGTATACTCCCATGAATTTAAATTCTCCGAACGGCGGATAGCATAGCCCGCTTTATGTGCGCCCGGGGCATCTAAACAGGAATTTGCCGGAATACCGACACCCGCAGCAAGATATTCAGTTGATTCGGAAATATATTCCCGTGTCTCACCATCATAGTTATAAACGACGATGTTTCCTGCCTGTACGGCAATAAGGTCATCATTTAATATCGCGTTATTCATTATGCGGTTCTCACAATATAATTGAAGGCAATATTGCGTGGGCGGGTTTCATTCCCCTCTGAGGATTCCGTTCTGTATTGACTGGTAAATCTACCGTTAATTGCACCTTGCCGGACGGCGTTATCTGTCGACAACAGACTATCCCCGCCTTTGTCATTTGGCACCAGTACCGTGTTATCCCACGCATCCCATGACCGAATATTATGATAATGACTTCCTGTTAACCACCCCTGCATGCTTAAGATGACCCTTCCGGCATCCACCCCGCGCCCATCATCCCAGCCACGGATAAATTCACCGCGTAAGTCTGGTAATTTATTGGTGGGGTAAGCCATTGCCAGTCTGGGATACATTTCAGAAGAAAATGCTGCGCCGTTACATTTCAGCCACCCCGTTGGCGGCGTGGCTGAGGGCCATGGAACAGGTACACCAACGGGCAGTGCAGAGCCTTCCCCCAAACCAACGTTTTCATGCTGCTCTTACGATGTAATTAAACGCAATGTTGCGTGGGCGGTTTTCGTTTGCAGTTGGAACAATTCTTGAAGCATCAAGGCCAATCACTTTTGGGTAAACAGTGCCATCTGTTCTTTCAGTCACCATACTTCTGATTAAGGAGAAATAACTATTGTTCGTTGAGGGACTCAAAGGCACCACTGCCCCCTTAAATGAGTCTACTGATTCCCATATTGAATAATTTTCGGTGTTTACAGTCTTGAACTCACCATAGATATTACGTATGGCATCACCTTGAGCGGATAATATTGTTCTCCCCGCATCCACACCACGTCCGTCATCCCAACCACGGATAAATTCACCGCGTAAATCCGGTAATTTATTGGTGGGATAAGCCTTTGCCAGTTTTGGGTACTTTTCAGAAGAAAATGCTGCTCCGTTGCATTTCAGCCATCCCGTTGGCGGTGTTTCTAAGGGCCACGGAACGGGTACACCAACGGGCAGTGCAGAGCCTTCCCCCAAACCAAGGTAATCAAGAACTCCCTGAGTGCTGGTTTTGCCAAGAATGGCACGTCCAACACTTGTCAACGCGGTTAACGCGGCACGATCTGCCCCTGTAAAATATGGGAGTTTATCTGCTGATGTAGCAAGCTCCGCCAGCGCCGTCAGGGTGGCATCCTTCGGTTGCTTACCCGCAAGCGCGTTAGTCATGGTGGTCGCAAAATTCGGGTCATTGCCCAGCGCCGCAGCCAGTTCGTTCAGCGTGTTCAGTGCATCAGGTGACGAGTCTACAAGTGCGGCAATCGCGGCCATAACGAAAGCCGTGCTTGCGATCTGGGTACTATTAGTCCCCTGTGCCGCTGTTGGTGTTGTTGGCGTTCCGGTCAGTGCCGGGCTGTTTAATGGTGCTTTCTTGTTCGTTTCATCCATTACCGCCTTAACAGCTTTTGGTGTCGCTGCCAGTGTTTCAGACGTGCTGTTCGTGGCGCTACTGAGCTGAACAATCCCTTTTTGTGTAGTGGTGGCGTTCTGGGCGGTATATTTCTCGTTAGCCAGGTCATATGCAGCCTTAACCGCTTTCGGTGTTGCGGCCAGTGTTTCTGATTCACTGTTAATTGCACTGCTTAACTGAGTAAAACCTTTTACGGTCAGCGAGGCGTCTGGGTGACGTCGTGACTGTTCGTGCTCTGAGATTTTATCATCCACATATTTGCGGGTTGCCAGAACCACAGACGGGTCGATTTTCAGCGTGATGGCTTCGGTGTTCGTGACAACCAGAATCATGCGGATAGTCTGGGTGCGTCCACTGCCTTCCTGCAACTGCGGTTTGTACGTTTCCGGGCAGTTTGCCACCGCAATGAGTACACCTTCATCATCATAAAGACCAATCTCACGGATCCAGAATCCTCCCTCGTTTTCAGGGATGATTTGCTCCGCAATAATCTGGCTCTGATTGTTAGGGTCAACACTCAGAAGATTCAGCGGTGCAATGCGTTTCTGGTTAATCAGTTTTGTTTGTGCAGGGTCTGGTGTTGGTAACACACCATTTGCATCACCAACGGCCATTTGCGTCAGATTCAGCTTACTGCCGAGCATCGTCGCGTTAGCCAGTCGTGCTGCGCCCTGATTAGTCAGAATGGCGTAGTATTTCACTGTCATGCGTTTACTCTCAGATTATCAATTAAATGAATGGCCGGGGCAGGGAAATAATCCCCTTCGACAATAATGGACTCCGGGGTGTAGGGATAAACCGTCAGGGCATCGCCGTGATAGCATCCCGTACCAACGAAAATCTTTCCGTTCACACTCAGGCTGATCGCCAGCCCCGTCAGATGGCGACTTACTGGTTTTGCATCCGCAATAAGGCGCTCAAGTTCCTGATACATTTCATCGGTGATGCCCTGATCAAGTACTCCGACAACAATGCGAAATGTTCCTGGCTCCTCGTTGAGTTGCCACCACTCCTTTACTTCAATCAGGTAGCCGAGAGGCTCCACGGCTCTTCGCAGTGCGCTGATGGTCCCTTTGTGTCGGTGTATCAGCCATGCATCACGAATTACCTGTCGCTTTGTCTCTTCCGGCCAGTTGCGATCCCAGCGGTCAACGGAAAACGCCCAGGCGAGATAAGGCAGCAGATGCACCGGGCAGGTGTCCGGCGACCACAGCGTGTTGAGGTCTACCGGAATGTCTGTAATGCGTGTTCCGACGGCTTCGGCACAACGCATGAAATTGCTGGCTGATGGTGGTAACAGTGAATTACTCATTGCGTCCACCTTCGCTGATGGTGAATGACTCACAGCGCGCCGCCTGTATGTCGCTGATGGTCATATTCTGTGTGGGTTCGATTATCTCCACGCGTTGCACACCGTGCACATGCAGTGCGGCAGCAATGGCGGACAACGCCACGTCCTGACCGATAAGCCCCTGCTCAGCCAGCCACTTCCTGAACGACGATTCAGCCGCGGCCAGAATAGGTTCGGATTCCGGGCCGGGGTAAAAGTACAGTTTTGCATTCAGCCGCCATGTCACGATTCTGGCGCTCTGTACGGTCAGGCGGTCGGCCACCGGGCGGGTATCCTCTGCATTCAGAACGGCGCGAACGGTATTAAGCAACGCCTCCGTTGCTGTGCCGTCGCCTTCAGTGGACAGAATGGAAACCGTCACATTTGCCGGAGACGGACTGATAGCCCGCGCATCACGCACCAGACCGCTGGCGCTGCGTGCAAAATACTCGTATGCACCTGACGGGCCAGCAACACTCAGGCCGTCGTACGCCCGCTGCGCCCGCAGTCTCAGCGAGGTGTCGCTCTCCATCACCGCGTCGGTGGTATCCGTTGCCGGAGTGATAACCAGGCGTTTTGTGTTCATATTGCCCGCGAGGTTGTCCAGGTCTGTCCCGGCGCTGTGGCTTAACATGCAGGCGCGTGCCCCCTCGTTAACCCGCTGGCGTAACAGCATTTCACGAAACGACATGGTTTGAGCGATAACGTTAAGGGGTTCCGATTCCAGCTCCAGCGCGGCGGAAACGGCTTCACGCTGTTCGGCGGGATAAGCCGCAATCATCATGGCCTTTGTGTCAGCCAGAATTGCCTCAAAGTCAGGCTCCGCGATGATGGCGGGTTCCGGTAACTGGGAAAGGTCAACGGCAGGCATGATTTACTCCCTCAGCGTGATGGTTAATTCAACATTCTGCATGGTCTGCATGACAGTGCCCGACAGCGTCACCCCGGCGCGGCCTCCCGCTTTCCAGACAACGTCGATGGCATCCAGGGCAATGCGGGGTTCCCATCGTGTCAGCGCAATCACGGCAGCACTCATGCATTGCAGACGCGTGGTGTTATTCATGGGTTCGTCAATCAAATCAGGCACAAGGCTGCCATATTCCCGTCGCATAACCCGGCTTGCCAGTGGGGTGGTCAGGATGTCCCTGACTGACTGTTTCAGGTGCTCCATATCGTTCAGGTTTCCCGTCCCGTCCGGATTCATTCCTGTGTAGCGGGTTGTCACTGCGGGCCTCCTGTCGAATCGCTGCCGCCTTTCACGCCACCGTGTTTATGCGTATGCACGGTAATGCCGTTTGAGGTGAAATCGCCGCCGCTGTGCGTGATATTGCCGCTCATCTTTCCTCCTTTTGTGACGTCAAGCGTCGCCGTTCTCAGAAGGTTTGTGCATTCCACGACGGGCGTGTCCAGTGTCACGCTGACGGATGCCTGTAAAGTGGCCGTTTTCATGCCGCTGGCGCTCAGTGCGCCTGCGTCCGCGTCGTAGCGGAACACCGCGCCGTCCGGCGCGCTGATCACGATTTCTTTCAGGCTTTTGCCGGGTGCCGGATTGGCATCACTCCACAGGCTGCCAATTATCATGGCGGTTTCCGGGTTGCCGCCAATGCAGGCAATTACCACCTGTTCGCCTGGTGATGGCGGCAGCCACACATTGAAGGCTCCCGCGCGCGTGGTGTTCCAGCGCAACCAGCCTGTCTCCAGTTCGCCGCTGCGAACGCGCACGCGCCAGGACTTCTCATCAACTTCAGAGATGATCCCGGTGCGGATGATATTGCTCAGCAGTCGCATGAGTTCTGCGCTCACCGTACAGCCTCCGCAATCCGGCCCAGCACCGTGTTATAAATCAGGCGCTCATCTGCCTGGCTGATACCCAACAGCTCACGTACCGGGTAATCGGTGAAAATGCCCGGCGCAACCTGATCGCGCTCACCGAACTGATGAACGCGGGCAATACGTGCGGCCACGCCGCTGTAACCCACCGTCACACCGGAAGTATCCGCACGGGCTTTCAGGTAGCGGGCGGTGCGCAGTTTTACGAACATGGGGACGCGCTTTGTGCTGTCCTGGTTGATGCGCCGGGTGCGTATTTCCAGAAAGCGGTCGATGTCATCCCGGTAAAACGTGCGGATGTTGTTTTTATCCTCATCCCACCCGGTGATGGTTCGCCCGTATTTCCCCGTGTCGTGATGCCAGTTTTTCAGCGTGCGTGCTTCGTTATTCCAGATAAAGCGAATGCGTTCCTGTATCCGGGTTACGCGGCGTCTGCGTGGTGTCCATGCGGTCCCGTCCGGCGCTTTCTGTGACCGGATACGTGCCTGCTGGGCGCGACGTAAATCCTGTGCCAGCTTTCTGGCGATGTTATTGATGGCCTGCTGATTCAGGCTGTCGCGGATGGACTCAAAGGTTTCATCCACGCGGGTGAATGCCTTATCCATCGCTTTCACCCCACGTCACATCCTGGAATACATGCGACCAGTCGCCTTCGGAAGATGGCAGGCGGGGTTTTGGCTCCGGCAGGTGTTCTGCCTGCGGTGTGCCCTGACTGCTGCGCGTGATGCGAACGCGTTCCCGCAGGGGGAGCGTAAACAGGAGATCGGCGCTGTCATCGTCATTGATAACGGCGGAGAATTTGATGTCCTGATTACGCTCAGGGTTGAGCAACAACTGTGGCTGATTTTCGGATAACCACGCCAGCAGCGGCAGCGTGAGGTCGTCCAGCTCCCCGGCGTAATCCATGACAAACATCACCATCTGATAGCGGTAAACAAACGAGGGCGTTTCTCCGGTCGTTTCAATGTTGCCGCTCTCCACGAAAATGGTGAATTTTTCCGGGTTGGCCTGACACCATCGGCATGAACGGGTCATGGCTTCACGCAGGGAATCAGTTTTCAGCATGGTTGTTGTCCTCGTTGTTCAGTCGTTGCAGTCTGCGCTGTTCCAGTAATTCAATGGCCCGTTTATCCGCGTTACAGGTTTCCAGTGCATCCAGAAGGCGGTCGCCCCATATACCGAGATTTCCCCATGTGGGAGTATCAGGGAAGGGGGGAGGCATTACTGGTATGGTCAGCGTCTGCGGTATAAGCCGGACTGACGGCGCTGGCCGTGGCGCGTTCTGCGTGCCTGCGCAACCTGTCAGTAAAACGAGCGTCAGGCAAAGCGTGGGCGCATTCATCTTTTGCAATATCGTTGCGTAGCTGTTCACGTCTGGCCTCTCCGTCCTGATTTCGCTGTTGATTTTCCACGCGGAGTTGCGCCAGCACCTGCTGCATATCCTGTACCCCGGTGCTGATGATATTCAGGGTGTCGACGGTACTTTTCAGGGCGCTGGCCTGCGCTTCGTTTCTGGCGTTCTCCCGGCCCAGCGACCACGACAGACGCATGGATGTTCCCCATCCAGCAATCAGAAGGAAAGCGACGCCCAGCGTGGGCCAGAGCTTCATGCCGGATAGGCTCCGTGTGGTAACTGAAAATGCGGTCCGTCTTTCAGGGTCTTCCAGTCGCCGCCCCATTCCACCGGAATATTCAGTTCCCGGCTGGCCTGTCTGAATGCTGCTGCGATTTTTTCGTACAGCGGCCATTCCCATGACACCTGGTTGCCGATATAAGCCACAACATCCACGGCATGTCCCGTAAGGTGGCGGCTGTTCATGGTCTGGCTCTTACCTGTGGCCACAAGTTGCTTCTGGCGGTAACGGCTGCGCAACCCTTCTGTGATACCAAAATCCACTTCCGAAATTTCCAGTGCCCGTCGGGTCACTTTCACCAGATCAGGATTTACGCTCTGCAAATTCTTTTCGCTCCGGCTGCTGAATTTAAATGTGTTGCTCATTCGTCCTTCTCCTTCACCCTGCGATTAAAGGCCGCAATAACCTTGTCGCGTGCTTTCTCTGCACCCATAAAACCGATTGATGCGCCGATAAACGTCACGGCATCTTCAGGAAACCCGAAGAAGCGCAACGACCCGGCCACGGCCATGGCAAGAACGCCGCACGCCAGCGATCCCGTTACGGTCTGAACCAGTGTTCGTCCGTCATAAAGACTCATCAGCGCGGAAATGCTGACTGCCGCGCCTACTGCATACACCGTTGGCAGGTGGTCAAAGAGCCACGCAATAACCTGCTCTGTGATCCCTGTTTGAATGGTGCTCACTGCTACTCCCCCCACAACTGAATCATTTCTCGTTTCTTCTTCTCCGGCTCCGGCATCTCCACCTCCTGCCCGGCGTCCAGAAATACCTGCTGACAGAGTCCGGGGTTGGCATCCAGCACCTTTTCGGTGACGCCCTGCGTCGTGCCGTAGTACCGGAAACAGAGCGAATCCACGGTGTCGCCTTCCAGTGCCTTCACTTTCATCAGCACAACTCCGCAAAGATTCGCGGGCGGCACAGAATGTCAGAGATGGCCCAGCTCACATCGCGCCACAAATCCGATGTCTGTATATCCAGTGCGTCCGCCCGGCGGTCGCCCTTATCCGTTGTATCCGCATCGCGGTAACGCTCCAGAATCAGGGCGCGTGTGGCGGTGTAAACCGCATTGCGCCAGTGCCAGAGATTGACGCTTTCTCCGTTAATTACGGGTGCCGGAACATCGGCCAGCGTCTGATGGCCAGCCGCCTGCTGTTCCTGCTGCCACGCTTCCAGCTCGCGGGTAACGTGTGCCACGGCCCCGGTGGCGGTATGCAGCAGGCGGGAGGTGGTCACGCGCCCCGGCAGTCGTACCGCCAGACGCAGCTCACGCAGCACAATATCCGGCCAGAATGCACCTGCTGAAATACGGGTATCACCATCATCGGTATCGGTGATGTCGTCCTCTGCGGGTCCGGGGTTGGTTCTGGCAACCATACTCATGGGGTTCACTCCTGAAAAAATCGGGCGGTGGGTGCGCGGTGTAAACGGTCACGGAGTCAAACCGGAACACCGCGCACGCCGCCCGCTGACGGGGTCAGTCGTTAACCGCGCTTCGCCTTCTGCGTCGCGGTGGTTTTTCGTGTTGCAGGCTTCCGCGTTGTCTTTTTACTTTTGCTGCTTTCGTCCTGCGCCTGCGGTGTGCTGGCATCTTCTGGTGCGGCTGCGGAATCGGCTTTTTTCAGGGCGCGGGAAAGGGTTGCAATCTCGCGTTTCACACCTGCGTTCGGGTTCAGGTGCATTGCTTCGCGCAGCAGCTTCAGTGACAGTGCCATGCTGTCCGCATCGCTCAGGCCACGGCGGGCAAAGGCGCACGCCTTGCATAATTTGGCGCGCACTTCGTCCGGCATGTCCTGGTCGGTGACAATCTCCCGGAGGGTATCCAGTGGTTCGATAAAGGCGGACAAATCCGCGTCGGCATCCGTCCCGGCCTGCGTCAGTACCGGGTTGCAGATTTCTTCGGTCAGCACTGTGGCAGCAGTACGGCCAAAGTTATCCGGCATAATGAGGTTATGACGGACCACATACGCACCAATACGCAACGCCAGCGGAAGATCGCCGCAGTCAATTGCCCACACCATCAGCGTGGCAATCACTTCATCCTGCTGCCCGCCGTCAGCCTCCAGCGTTCCCTCAATCCAGCCGGAAAAGTCCGGCAACAACTCTTTTTTGATGGCGGCTTTCGCGCTTCTGGCCTGTACGCCCTTAAGCCGGGCCTGTGCCAGACGCAGACGATACAGCACCTCTTCATGCGCGGTACGCGCGGCGTGGTCCACGCCTTCATTCGCCCGGCCTGCGCGCTGTGCCATCACGTTCTGCCAGTGTTGCTGTGCAGGAGTAATCATTTTTTCTCTCCGTTACAGGCGGGCATGATTCCCGCCGTGAGTTGATTAGCTGTCGGCGAACTTCAGGCCAGTGACCATCGCGCACTTGCCATAGTCTTCAACGACATAAGCGTCATTGATGGACTGGTAGGTGGCGATGCGGTTGTATTCCGGCTCGTCTTTCATCAGGCGACGCATTGAACCTTTCTGCCAGTAAATCGACAGGTTGTTGAACGAGGTGATCAGCATCGTTGCATCCGGGAAGAACGGCGCAAGGAACACGCCCAGCCCGCCAATGGTGCGCGATGACAGGATGAGCTGCCCGGCAAGTAATTCCGCATTGGGATTCTGGCCGCTGATGCTGTTCAGCACGGGCAGACGCAGCGAGTTAAACAGATTGCGCCCCATAATCACCACGAGGTCGTCAGCTTCCTTGTGCCATTCATCCAGCAGGGATGAACGCGCGTCCTGTACCAGTGCATCAGCGTTCGCATACTTACCCGCGTGCGCCACGGTGTTGTCCATGTTGCGGGAGGTCAGCGTCACGTCATTCATAACGCGTTCGCTGGCGTCGGTTCTGATGTGCTCCAGCCATCCCACGTTAACGTCCTGAAGCAGCTTGTTGGTGCTGAAGTTGGACTCATCCGCGTGTGACGTGCCGTTAAAGCCGATCATGATGCGGTCAAGCGCCACCTGTCGGGCAATCTGTGCGCTGATGCGGGTCTGAAAATCAGGGTGTGCCGACCAGGCATCAAGCTGCGGATACGAAATAAACGTGTCGTAGTTCACCTGTTCGCACTGGTATTTGCGGTTTTTCAGATCAACCACGTTATTCGGGTTACGGCGTTTTGTGCCGTCATAACTGGTATTCGTGCGTGCAATTGGCCCGGTGGTGTCCAGGAGGATTTTTTCGCCTTTCTGGTCGGTCACGCCGATCACGTTAATTCTTTTTGTAAATTCGGTGCTTTCCTTTGAGGCGTTTTCAAAACGCTGCTGTACCGAGGGTTCCACGGTAAATCGCGATACCAGTGCGGAAACCGGGATATTGTTAAGCGACGCCTGCTGCGCCATATAGCAACCCAGCTTGTTGCGGGCATTATCTGACATCACCAGATTCATAAAAAATTTGCTCCTTTGTCTTATCAGAAGTCAGCCAGCTGGTCGGAGGCTGCGCCCGTTGCGGTGAACCGGTTCTGCGGATCGCCGTCCTGCGTGCGCAGTTTTTCCTTCAGTGCTGTCAGCTCTGTGGTCAGCGAAGTGATTTTCTGGCTGTCCTGCTGATGGCGGGTTTCCAGTGCATTAAAACGGTCGATAATGTCGGCCTGTGATGTTGCGACACCTTCCAGCGCTTCCTGAATACGGGAGAAACTGGCGTCATCCGCTTTGCGGCCACGGCCAATAATCCCCATTACGCGGTTAAACCACTGGGTGCCTTCTTCCTGACGTTGTTCGGTGAGTTCGATAAGTTCTGACTCCATAGCGGCGGTAAACATCGCCACGTCTCCCTGCTGACAGTTGAATGTCATCAGCGCCTGACGTTGCTGTGCCGTGAATTTCAGGCGCTCAGTGCCCAGGCTTGCCGGGGTGTCGGTCATCGCCAGCCCGACCAGATAGGCGCGCCCGTTAACGGAGAACTGCGGGTGCAGTTCGATACTGGAATAGATTTTCTTGCCATCGACAAGCAGCATCATGCGAGCGGTCGGCTCAATTTCGGCATACAGCGCAGTACGGCCGGCCAGCGGACCATCCGTAATGTCTTCCGTACTCAACCCCACAACATCGCCCATAGCGGAAAACTCGCTGCCGGGCATGGCGACAGATGTGCTCAATATTCACACGTGCACCATAAACGGACGGGTTATAACTGGTGGCGGCAGCTTTCAGCATGTCGCCGTTGATTTCGCGCCCGTCTGCCGTCACACCGGAGACAGCCACGCGAAACTTTTTGCGGGATGTCTTTTTTTCATTAGTCATAGTTTTTGCCCCTCTGACTGGTTCTTCAGTCATGATGGCAAAGCGTAACAGGCTGATACAAAGGGCTTTTGTTGTAAGAAAACGGCCAGAACAGGGGGTTAAGGAGAACGGTTTCGCGCGCGGGTAATCTTCCTGTAATTACTCAGGGGGAGCAATGATTCAGGACGCTTTTGTGCGCCAGCGTGCGCGGCAACTTTACTGGCAGGGTTATCCGCCCGCAGAAATATCACGTCTGATGGGAATAAACCCGAACACGATTTATGCGTGGAAAAAACGCGACCAGTGGGATGAAACACCACCCGTGCAGCGTGTCACGCAGTCCATCGATGCGCGCCTCATCCAGCTTACTGAAAAACAGAATAAAACAGGTGGTGACTTTAAGGAAATAGACCTGCTGACCCGGCAGCTTAAAAAACTGCATGATGGCCAGCCGGATGCGACGGTCACAGGAAAGAAAGGCCGGGCGAAAAAACTCAAAAATCATTTCACGCCGGAACAGATTGCCGCACTGCGGGAAAAAATCATCAGCAGGCTGGAGTGGCATCAGCGGGGCTGGTTTGACTCTCTGACCCTTTGCAGGGAAGCCGGGATACGTAACAGGATGATCCTGAAATCCCGACAGATTGGGGCGACCTGGTATTTTGCACAGGAAGCACTGCTGATGGCACTGCGTGACGATGTGGCACAACCTTACCAGCGTAACCAGATTTTTTTGTCTGCGTCGCGTCGTCAGGCGTTCCAGTTTAAAAGCATTATTCAGAAGGCCGCGGCTGAAGTTGATGTGGAGCTGAAAGGGGGCGATAAAATCATCCTCTCCAACGGTGCAGAGCTGCATTTTCTTGGTACTTCTGCTGCGACGGCACAGTCCTACACGGGCAATTTTTATTTTGATGAATTTTTCTGGGTCAGTCGCTTTGCTGAACTGCGCAAGGTGGCTGGCGCTATGGCAACCCTCAGCGGACTGCGGCGCACCTACTTCTCCACGCCATCCACCGAAACGCACGAGGCATACGCCTACTGGAACGGCGACCGCTGGAACGAGAAAAAGGCCTCGCATAAACGCCAGCGTTTTTCTGTGGACTGGAAAACGCTGCATAACGGACTTATCTGCCCTGACCGGACATGGCGGCAGATTGTCACGCTGGAAGATGTGGTTAATCACGGCTGGAAACACACCGATATTGACGAAATCCGCGATGAAAACACCGAAGACGAGTTCCGCAATCTCTATATGTGTGAGTTTGTCCGCGAAGGGGAATCGGCATTTAACCTGAATATCCTGATTGGCTGCGGTGTTGACGGATACGACGACTGGAAAGACTGGAAACCTTTTGCTCCCCGCCCGATGGGAAATCGTCCGGTATGGATTGGGTATGACGCAAACGGCAGCAGTGGCAACGGCGACAGCGGCGCTGTGTCCGTGGTGGTTCCTCCGGCTGTTCCTGGTGGCCGTTTTCGAACGGTGGAGACGCGACGCGTTCAGGGGCTGGAGTTTGAAGAACAGGCCAGAGTCATTGAAGAGTTCACGTGTCGCTACAACGTGGAACACATCGGCATTGATGTGACGGGCGGGAACGGGGAGGCTGTTTATCAGATAGTGAAGCGGTTTTTCCCTGCTGCTATTCCGTACACCTTCACGCTGTCATCCAAACGGTCGCTGGTACTGAAAATGCTGCAAATAATGCGTGCCGGACGGTGGGAATACGATCGCGCCGAACGCGAGCTGGTCGCGGCCTTTAACGCCGTGCGTAAGGTGAAAACACCGGGCGGCTTTATCACTTACGAAACGGACCGCGCGAGGGGGATCAGCCACGGTGACCTTGCGTGGGCAACCATGCTTGCTGTCATTAACGAACCGATTGGCGGCGAAGGAGAAAACGAGCGTTTCACGGTTATGGAGTTCTGATGAGCAGAAAAAATAAAAAAGTGCGCATGAGTTCACGCATTGATCTCGCTGATGCGCTCAGGAAAGAATCATCGCTCAGTGCATTCACATTTGATGGTCCTTATCGCCTGACCGGGCATGACCTGCTGGACAATATGTACTGTGCTGATAACGGGCGGTGGTATGAAACCCCGGTGGACTGGTACGGTCTGGCAAGAGCTGCCCGGCAAACGTCCTGGCATCAGTCTGCGCTTTACTTTAAGCGCAATGTATTGCTCGGTTGCTACATCCCGCACCCGCTGCTTTCCCGGCAGGATTTCTCGGCGCTGGCGCTGGACTGGTTTGTGTTCGGTAACGCATTCCTTGAGCTTCGGAGCAATATGCTCGGCGAACCGCTTAAATTACGGCACGCCCTGGCGAAATACATGCGACGCGGAAGCGATCTTGAATCATGGTGGTATGTGCAGGATGGCAAGGACGCGTTCCAGTTTCGCCCTGGCAAAGTGTGCCACCTGATGAATCCGGATATTAACCAGGAAATCTACGGCATGCCGGAATATCTTGGCGCATTACTCTCGGCCAGCCTGTCTCATTCGGCGGACATGTTCAGAAAACTGTATTACGACAACGGATCCCACGCCGGGTGCATCATCTACATCGGTGCAGCGCAGGTAAACCGCGAAAGCATGGACTCCCTGAAAGAAACGTTACAGGGTGCGCGTGGTGGTGGTGCGTTTAAAAACGTGCTCATCCACGCGCCCAACGGGGGCAAAGAGGGGGTGCAAATTTTGCCGTTCCAGCAGATCACCGCAAAGGATGAGTTCATGAATGTTAAGGCGGCATCCCGTGATGATGTGCTGGCTGCGCACCGCGTTCCGCCGCAACTGATGGGGGCAATGCCGGGCGAAAAAAGTGCGTTTGGTGATGTGGAGAAGGCCGCGCGGGTTTACGCAATTAACGAGCTGATGCCCGTCATGGAGGCCATGAAGCACATCAATGACTGGCTTGGCGAAGAGGTGATCCGCTTTAACCCTTACGCACTGTTAGACACCCAGCCCACATCCTGACGCGCTTCGCTTGTCTGCTGCTTCGCCGGGGCATAAAAAATTTATGCCCCGACTCTCCAGCTCCTGTATCAATCAGATAATTTCACGACGCTTTCCTGCTGATTGCCATCATCGACAGTCAGACTCTTACGCAATCCCACCGCGTTGACTGCATGTTCTCGCCGTCTCAGTGCGATTTTGACGGCCTTACCTTTCACCCCATCAAATCAAAAGCTCTCACGTCTTTTTCATGCTCAGCGTGAGAAATATGGCCATTCTGTTGTATCTCTGCGACATCGTTCAGGGAATGCTATTTACCCCCTGAAACGTGGGCTGTTCCCCCGTCACCTGCGCGCAGAAAAAACGCGTTTTTTTGTGCACGTACGGATCCTTGACGGATCCAGCCACCACGCGGGCCGGAAGTACAAAAAGTCGTTCAAAAAAATTGTGCAAACTTGTGCACTATCGTGCAAACAAAAAAAGCGCCTTATCGGCGCTTCAAAAGTATCAATTGTTGCTGTTTATTAATCGCCAACCACGAACATATGCTTCATAGGCATCTCTGTGCCTTACAGTTCCAGCCTGGCTAAACGGAATGTTAGCTAAAACTAAATCATTCTGAGCCATAGCGCGTCCTTCAAGCGCATCTTTTATGCCTAGCTCAAAAGCACAGGCAGCGCATTTGTGCCGACCTTCTTGTCCTTGATATTCAGGGAGAGACAGAAATGTTGGATTATAACGATGAGGGTTCTTGCAAATACCTGTTTTAGCCCGCACTTTATTTACCTCATAGGAAAAATATGCGTGCCTTTACAGAGGTGCGTGTAAGCAATAAAATATACGACGCACATTTTGATTTACTTCGGAAGGCACGCATATCAGGTTAAGTGAGTCCGACCGAGTTTTACGCCCCAATAGTTGCTGCTATTGGGGCGTTTTGCATGGACAATGCCGCGCAATTATCTTGTCGCTCACAATGCGAACGATCTTACAAAAAGGCACATTACTGTCAAGATAATTGATCGTTTTAATCGATAGATAATAGACAATCTATTTGTTTAACAGATCGATTATTGAAGTAAGTGTGCCAAATGGAATGATACTGTCTCTATAAACGTGAGCATTTTTCGCGCAGATGCTTTTACTCAGGAAATAACGCCCGGATATTCCCAGCCATCTGGCTGGTTATCTTAGCCACTGGTGCAGACTGTGCTTCAAACTTTTTTGAGCTGATTTGTGTCACAGGTAACATCTCATCATCAGCCCATGCGGCCAGTCGGTAAGCCTCTGCCGGATTCGTCTTCAGAAGTGCCAGCCCGGCCAGAAAAGCCACGCGTTGGCCGCTTTTGCGGGCTTCTGGTGTAAGGCTGTCCAGCCAGGCGCATGCTTCTCCTTCGTTCTTGACGGCGGCGGGCTTCAGATAGAAACTTATCCGTCTGGTTGGTGTCGTCATTGGTTTACTCCTTGTCCATTGCGTACAGCCCATTAACCAGAGCAAACTGTGGCACCCCGTCCGCGATGAAAGTCGCATTAACTCCGCAGGCTTCGCGGATAGCGGGTGCCACAATCTCCGCCCCGCCACCGACAACCATCACCCGCCCGTAACCCGAAAAAACCGCCAGCGCGCGGATCACGCGTTGTTTCAGTGTTTCTTCCTTTTCACGAATAACCGCCATCAGGCTGGCGTAATGCGCGTCATTGTGGATGTGCTGGCGCAGCCAGGCTTCATCATGGCGATGTTCGATAATGGTATTGGCGATGTGGTGACTGGTGCGCATACCGTTAGTGGCCATCACCGACAGTACGGCATCGGCCATAAGAGAAACGCCTACGTGTGGATCGCAAAACACCTGGCTGATACCTGCCAGTTGCCCCTGAACCTTTGCCACATCCAGCGTGGTTCCGCCCAAATCCACAATCAGCAGGGATTCAAACGGACTCATGTCAGCCAGTGCTTTAAAGCCAGCCGGAATGGATTCAGGCATAACCCGTACGTTACGGATAGTGAATGCTTCGCCGTTCTGGTACTCCACCGGGCGCATGACGTTCGCTTTTTTGCGGTTGATGTTGGCCATGTCCGGCTGTGCGTTTGTGTCGAAATATTCGCTCAGTGGCAGGGTAACAACCACATCCACTTCCTGTGGCGTGATGTCTGATTTGACCAGCGCGTGATGAATGGCAATGACATTCACATCGCTGTACTGGTATTGCGTGTCGGTCGTCTGGACAAAGCGATCGCTGACCGGATCAAAACCATAGCGCACGCCATCAAGCATGTAGTTAGCAGGCTGCGAGCCACCGAACGGCGCAGACCATTCCGACTTGAAGCTGTTCGGGCTGATGGCGTTGCGGCGTTCGCCGTTCTCAGTCCATGCCAGCTTGATGTTGGTGGAGCCGTCGTCGATGTAAATTTTCATGTCGGTTTTCCTTATGTTGATTAATTAATCGTTTACGGGATTCTGAAATCCCGTTTTTGCCTGTTTTGTGCGCGCTTCATATATCGCTGCGCGTTTTTTGCTCATTTACGGGATTCGTGAGTCCCGTTTCTGTCTGTTTTTTGTTTCCACTGGTCAGGCCACCCCGCAGCAGGTCTGCTTTGCGGCTGGCGCGTTCAGTGGTTTCACTGATTCTCTGTGCGTGCTCTGCGTCGCGGATGGCGCGCAGCATGTCAGAAAGCACGGTAACGGGTGTTTTCATGGTGTTCTGGTCCTGCTGAAGTGTGGATGCCAGGCGTGCGGCGGCTTCAGGGTCTGATGCCCCCAGCTGTGCCAGATAGCTGGCGACCGGGTTATGGCGGATCTCCGTGCTGCTTACGCCATGATTACGGCTCAGACGCTGCCAGAGCTGCGTGATTCGGCTGTCCGGGCGGGTATCCGGTTTGCGTACAATTTCAAATCCCTGCGGTGCAATGATGCTGCCGTCAACGTACAGACTGCCGCCCCGTAACAGGTGCTGCATCTGTTGTTCACCGATATGCAGGCCGAGAGATTCAGCAGACTCCCGCCATTCTTTAGCGAGTAACTCGTGGTTATCAGGCAAAGGCCGCTGCTGTTTGCGGCTCTGTGTCCAGTTCTGCATTTCATCGCTGCTGTTTTTTGCCTGTTTGTCACGAAGCGAACGCATCAGCGCCCGGCGTTCGTGCCGTTTCAGTGAGCGCATCCATTCATTTACTTCAACGCCGTCAGGAAGCTGCGGCCACGGTGCTGGCCGTTCTTCCGGCTGTTCTGTCCCGTTGTTGCCTGTTTCCTGTACACGGGGACAGTTATTGCCACGAGTCCAAGGGGCGGCAGGGCCGCCCTGAAGGTCAAAACCATTTTCGCGGGCGCTGTCTTCCGCTTCCGGTTTACGTCTTACCAGCTTCCAGTTATCCGGATGCGTGCACACACGGGAGGATTCCCCGATGAATGGCGACCAGATCCCGTAAATCTGTACACTCTGTTCGCCGTAATCGTTCAGCTCATCTGCGAGGTCGTAGGCTGTGCGAATCAGGTAGTCCTTGCGCGGAACAAGTACGCCACCCTGTTTTTCAATGTAGGTGGCAAAACATCCGGCATCAGCGGCAGCGAGTACCGCATCCATTGCGTCATCCTTCAGCCGTTGCGGGCCTTCCGGGTTGCGTGCCATCTGGCTGGCAAGGCGGCGGAGTTCACGCCACACCTGACGGGAGGGGATGCCAAAGAACTGGAACTGGCGGACCCGGTGAAGGCGCGCCCAGCCGATGGCTCGCTCCACGCTCTCGGCCATTGATTTACCTGTTTCGTGGTCAACGCGTGGCTTGCCCGTTTTCGGGTCGATGCCATCCACGGCGCGGCTGTCCAGGTTCTTTCCGATGTAGGTGGCGATGTAGCTGGTTGGCGTGCCTTTTGAGCCGTCGACGTACTCCGCCTTAAAGCGTGGGGTAATATCATCACCCAGCTCGTGACGATCTTCCTGAATGGCAATATCGCGGGTGTGGGACACAATGGTGTCGATTTCTTCCGGATGAGCAAAGACCATCATATGCCAGTGCACGGTGCCGTCATGGTGAGGCTCCACCGTGCGGATGCCATACCAGCGCAGGCCGTCGCGGTTCAGTTTCTTGCGGACCGCTGCAAAAAACGTGTTAACCAGGTAATCGCTGGAGTCGCGCATGGTGGCCCCGTTCCATTTGGGATTCGGATGACCGTTCTCTGTTGTGGCGTGGTATTTTGACGGGCAGGTGACAGTTAGAAACACCGCTTTGTCGCCACGGGCTTCGGCCAGAAGTTCCAGCCCCTTCATGGTGGCCATCATTTCTGCCTTACGGTGAACCGGGTTACTTACTCCCGCGTAATACACTGTCTCGAGATCAATCGTGAAACCGTCTTCGTTTTCCAGTTCGAAGCTCTTCAGGAAGTCGCGGGTTTTCTCGCGCTGTGCGCGAAACTCGCTTAACGCGTCCTGGCTCAGATAGGGTGATGTTTTTCTGGAAACCAGACAGGCGGCGCGGAGTTGTTCTTCTCTCCACTCACAACGTAACAGCCACAGTTTGCGTTTCCACCAGTCCGCACAGGTCAGGCGAAGGATTGCGCCCGGCAGCAGTTCCGTATCCGGTTCGCTCTTGTTCAGGGCTTCGTAATGTGGCGGCATGATGTGCAGGCGTAATGCGATACGAGCCAGCATCCGGTAAGCCTTCAACATTACATCCATGGTCAGCTCGCCATCTCTGGCACCAAAGCCATCGCAGAGTGTTTCGAAGGTGCTGCTGAACATCGCCGCGGTCATGGTGGCCAGCGTCTGTATCTGGTGCTTGTTGAGCTGCGGCAGGTAAAGCAAATCGTCCAGGCGTTCGCGCCCGGCAAGGGAGCGATAACCCGGTGTCAGCCAGCGTCCGTCAGTGCGATCCAGACGTTCGAATATTTTGCGCAGGGTTCCGCGTGCATAGCGTTCCGCCTGCCAGCTCTTTTTGCCTTTCTGGCGATCGGCTTCCTGTTTTTTGCGCAGGAAAGAGAGGTGGCGGCTCAGTGGTTCACGCAGATAAACAGGTAGTGCCTTTAGTGTGGCAAAGGCACGGGCTACTGGGTCTTGTTCTGTTGCCCGGCGCTTACTGATGATGCTCTGTGCCAGCTTTTCACGCTGTCCGGCTTCCTCAAGGGATGCCATGAGTTTTTTACCCATGGCGGATTGTGCGAAAAAGGCTTCTTCCTTCGCTTCCTGTTCTTCCTGTGCCCTTTTGTCTGCCTCAAGGTAGTAACGGATGGCGCGTTGCAGGTCGGTTTCAGTTTCCTGCCTGCGCTCCGTAAACCTGGCCGGATCAATGGCTGGCCGTGGTTCATTCCAGCTCCATGCAAACTCGCTCATGGCTGGTATCCCGTCACGCGCTGCCACTCCTGCGAGAAGATGGCGGAAAGGCGGTTAAATTCAGCGGTGTATTCACTCAGCGAGGCACACCCGCCAGCAGTGCGATGCGCCAGCATTGCCGCGAATACGGAGGCCGGGGAGTCGTAATACGCCAGCAGTGATTCGCCGTGTGGTGTCAGGCAGTGCAACGCCAGCCCGTGTGGTGTGAAGTCCACGCGGTAGCAGTCGTCTACTGTGAAATAAAGGGTGTCCGCATTCTCCGGTTTTGTGGTGCGTGCTCTGTTGTCACGACCACGGATGTAGAGATCAAATAATCCCTGAAGAATGGGAGCCAGACGGGTGTCCTGTGTGCGCACCCATCTTGTGAAGTCATGAGCGTCAATCATGCTGCAATTCTCTTTACTACAGATGTGCGAAGGCCTCCCGCCGCAAGGTGCAGGAAAGGCCTGGAACAGGAATTAATGGAGTTTGTTTTGCTGCTGAAAGAGCTGCTGAAGCTCGCGCAGATCATCCGCCAGATAGCTGAAAACAGCGGATGAATAGAGGTTTGAAAGTTCGCAGCTACGCTCATGCAGCATATTGATGTGCATGATTTTAGCGACGCGGAATGCGCGGGAAAGTCTGCGGTTGATTTCAGTCTGGATGTGACGACGCTCCGCGATAGCGCGGTGCTGTTTGCGGTTTGCCATGGTGTTTGGCCTCTTCGTTTGTGAGTTTTTGGATACTCACCAACCAGAGTTGAGAATCTCGGGGTGGCGAGACGTACGGGGTTCTCAACACCGGCAAACGAAGAAACCGGCCCGACCGAAGTCGGCCCCGTACGCCCCACCATAATTCGTGTGCGAAAAAGACGTGGCAATACAGTACGCACAAAAAAACCGCTGGCGCGGTTGTGCGCTTCGTTTGTCAGCAGGTTGAGAATCCCGGCACCCGTTTTATGAGGTGCAGCAGAAATGTAACCTGACTGATTGCGGCATGGCAAGCGGTTTTTTTGTGTGTGCATGCTCTGATTTCTTACTGGTTCAGAAAAAAAATCAAAAACCTTGTCAATGCGTTGCAACAGCTCTTGCTGTATTGCTTCCGGCGTTTCCGGTTCGCCTGGCGCCTCCAATGTCGCGCAGAAATCAGCGATTTCATGATGGAGCGTCAGGCGAATGGCAGGAGCCGTGGTTCTGGCGTGCTCCAGCTCATCCAGCAATGCCAGCACCGCAGACGGCGAGAGCATTGCGCGAAATGCCAGTAATTTTTGAGGTGTTGCCATTCGTTGCAGGGCAAATGCCAGTTCGCGTAGCTTCTGGTGGTTGATGGTGCTCATGTTCTGGCTTCCTTCAGTAGCTGGTTAAACATGTGAGTAAGTGGATTGCTACACCCGAACGGCATCGGGTTTACGTGGTAAGAAGCCTGGCCTCCAGTTTTGCGAGCGCGACCACCTGTGCTGCGGTTTGTTCTGATGACTAAGCCGCCGCGCCAAAGTTGGCGTAACTCAGCATTAATGGCTGTGGTTGGAGTATTCAGTGCTGCTGCGATTTCTCCGCCGCTACAACCCGGATGGGTAGCGATGTAGTCCAGAATGGTCATCTGCGTGGCTCCTGTACCTGTCGGATAAGATTCACCCGCGCCACGTTGGTGGCGCAGAAATAAGTGCCGTCAGTGAGGTAGATGTGGTGTGCATCCTTTTCCGAACGATGTTTGTCGATAGTGGTAATCAGTCGTTCGTCGACCTCGTATTCGCGCCCTCTGGAGGTAAAGCGAACGACGGGAAAATGCTTAATTGCCATTGCGCCCCCTTTGTCCAGTAACCCTATGCGTTAAATACGGTGTGTCGGGCGTCATCAATGAATGCAACTTGAGAGCGCTCTATCAGGCGGAGATTTGTCAGAATTTCTGATTCCCTTATGGGGTGAGGAGTGATCAGGTATTTATCCTGTAACCCGGCGATAATGGTGTATCGCTGTAGCTCCGAGCCAATTGTGTAAATAAGGCGTCCGGTGTTAGACAAATCCAGTCCGGTGACTGGTTGTGTTCTGAGAACCGCCAGTTCAGCATCCTGTTTTGCGATAATTTCGGCTGCTTCTGCCGTGACTCTTGCGACTATCAGTGTGTGGGTTGCGACGTCCATATGATTATTTGCTAGGGCTTTTTTCGCTACTTCGTTTTCTGTCTTTGAAATTTCTTTCAGTGCTCTGATGATACCTTCTTCTTTTGCGTGCATTTTTGTATCTCCGTTATTTGCGTGTGCGAATACCTCCGTTAATACGGATGGTTTTCACGTTTTCTTATTTAATTTGATGTTTTATTTGTATCGTTATTCACCAGTGAAAAAACGTTCAATCTTTTTTACTGAATGAATAATTCGCATAATTCCAATGGCGCAGGCCACCGAAATAATCAGAACAAGCCATGAGATAAATATACTCATGCGATATTGCCCAGCTTATACGGTTCAATATGTTCCCCGCATTCTGCGGCACAGATCAGCTCGGAAAGTTCGTTAAGTGCATCCAGATCATCAGCGTAAAAAGCGACGTCATACAAACTCCGGATTGCCCTGGTCAATGAGTCACGGGCTGCACGTTCAGCATGAGCGCCTGATGCACTTAAGCGAAAATAAAATCGTTCAAGTGCTTTGTTAATGAGAGTTTTATATTCTTTGCCCATCGCAACGCCCTTTAATCTGCTTTCTGAATTTCAGCTTCTGAATCCATACAAATAATTTCGATATATGGTTCATCGCCATTAACCTGACGTGCCTTTTCAGCTTCGCTAATGATTTCTCGCACGGTCTGGTACGGAAGCTCCACAGTCAGGCGCGTACCGTTCAGATAAACGTAAGTAGCTGCGTTTTTTTCGGATGGAACAACTCCGTCAATGGCTGATGCGCGTAATAACAGTTCACCGCGAAAATCAATAAAACGGATAAATACACCTTGTGCATGCTCTTTGGTCATAAAGCACCTGTTATAAATCAGCCTGTTTAATAAAACTTTGCCCACGAAGCAGACGATCAACCGTGCGAAGTGCTTCGTATAATGTGAAATCCTGCCCGAATTGATTGTCGCCGCAGCTCAATGCAAAAATGCGGTTTCCGGTAAACGGATTGCGTGGGCATTTGTGGACCACGATTCCAGCTTTCTCAATCAGCCAGGCATGCTCGCCGATTTGTTTTACTGGGTAGCCATCCGGCGTTGCGTGTGTATCACTCAGGCTGTAGCGGATGTTGCTGCGTGATGCACTGGTAGCGAAACGGTTAGCGTGGCGTTCAGCACCATTACGAAAGCGTGAATTACGTTGCTGTTTCATATCAAAACTCCCTGCATCTCATGCAGCAAAATTAAGAAAGCCTAATCCCAAATCTTCCGCCAGCTTCTTGGCTTTCTTAAGCCAGTGATTGCGCCAATCTTTACGCTCAGGAGGAAGCTGTTTCGTTGCGTCATAGACCATTTCGAGCCACTCATTCCAAAGGATGAGAAGACGGCGCGAACTCCCTTCCTCGCCTAAAACCTCGCGCTCAGTGGTTAGAGGGATGAGTCGACGCTCTACCAACTTTCTTACGGCTGATTCGGTCTTACCTGTGCGGCGGGAAAACTCATCGACGGTGATGGGGTCTGGGATCTTAAACAATGCCCTCAATAGTTCTTCATTCATGTGATAATCTCCCTGTTTGGGGTATTTCTTGCGACGGATGCCCCAAATCAAACTCATTTGTATAAACATTAATACAGACGTTGGAGAATTGCAACATGCGTATGACTATTGGAGAGCGCATAAAAATCATGCGTGAAAGCGAGAGACTTACTAGCCTCCCGGATACAGCAAAAATGCTTGGTTTAAACCGTGATGCTCTGTGGAGATATGAAAGCGGTAAAACTATCCCTAATGCTGAAGTAATTGAGCAAATACTAAACAACCCCAGATTTGAGAAATATGCGTTGTGGTTTATGACTGGGAAAATTGCGCCTGAATCCGGGCAGATAGCTCCGGCTCTCGCACACTATGGGCAAGAGCCAACGGACTTACCCCCATCCGAAAGGAAAATTGGCTAACCCTTTATTATTCTTACGTTTTACAAACTGGAAATGTCTTTCCTCGTTTCACCGGAGGGCTTGCCAATGGCAATTAAAGCGCTCGATGGTGGACGGTATAAAGTGGATGTTAGACCGCGTGGCCGAAGTGGACGTCGGATTCAGCGGATTTTTAAGAAAAAGGCAGATGCAGTGGCCTTTGAGCGTTATGTTCTCAGCCACATGCACGATAAGGAATGGCTTGAAAAGCCAACAGAGCAACGTCATCTCTCAGATCTGCTTCCGTTATGGTGGGAATTGGGTGGACGCAATAAGCCATATGCTAACGGCGTTCTAACCAGGTTGAAAAAAATCATCAAAGAAATGAATGATCCAAGGGTTAGCCAGATTAATGCTCGTTTCATGGCCGCTTATCGAAGCTCCCGTTTATCCTTGGGAGTAAAAGAGTCTACTGTTCGGCGTGATGAGTCGGATCTCGGAGGAATGTTTACACTCCTGGCAAATGCCGGGGAATTTCACGGAGAAAATCCGCTCCGCGCCCTCCCCTCTTTGAAACGAAAATCACCCGAAATGACGTATCTCACCACGGAAGAAATCGCCAAATTACTGGATGCAGTAAGCGGTGATGCCCGGCGGATTACGCTACTTTGTCTCAGTACTGGGGCGAGATGGGGAGAAGCGAAAAATCTGCGCGCGGAACACATCATCAATAATCGCGTGACGTTTAACAAAACTAAAAACGGAAAAGTTCGAATTATTCCTGTCTCTGATGAAGTTGTTAGTGAGATCAAAACAAAGAAATCCGGCCTTTTGTTTGACGTCAATTATGAGGAATATCGCAAGGTGCTTCGCAGTGTTAAGCCAGACCTACCAAAAGGACAGGCTGTACATGTTCTACGCCATACCTTTGCTGCTCACTTTATGATTAATGGAGGAAATATACTTACGCTCCAGCGAATTATGGGGCACGCCACGATCCAGCAAACTATGACCTATGCGCACCTCGCTCCTGATTTCCTCCAGGATGCAATTTCACTTAATCCGTTAAAAGGAGGCATCCACATTTCATCCACATAA